CATACTCCTGTATAGGAATTAATAATATGAAAAATAATAAAACATTTAAATATTTTAATAAATACCCTGGTTATTATGGGTTGATGTTTTATAAAGCTTATTCTGGTTGGGGAATTGGGAAAACTAAGGAAAGTGAGGATATTTTTGTTGATTTATATAATAATCATAAATTAGATGATAATTTTAAACAGCATGTTTATAATAATATTAAAAATTTAAACATAGAACATAGAATTGATAAAAATAATAAAAAATATAAAAAAGGAGAATATCAACATTGGGATTGTGTGGAATGGCCTACATTAGAAATTAATACAATTGTTCCCAAAAAGGGTTGTGTTGTAGATTGTGTATTTTGTCCCCAAAGAACTTTGCAGAAAGCTTGGGATGAAAAATATTTTACTAATTATGAAGGAAGAACAATGACTCTAGATCAGTTTAAAATGGTTATTGATAAAATACCCAAAGAAATAAGGATTTGTTTTTCGGGATTTGTTGAACCCTTCATGAATAAATATTGTTCTGATATGATATTATACGCCCATGAACAAGGTCATAAGGTTGCTGTTTTTACCACGGGGGTTGGTATGAGTTTGGAAGATGTTAATAAAATAAAAAATTTAGATTTTAGTGATGAATGGCCTAATGGGGGGTTTACTTTACATTTACCCGATGAAGAAAAAAGAGCAAAACATAAAATTACTGATACATACATAAAAGTAATAGAAGAATTGAAAAATTCAAATATATCTAATTTTATTACTATGGCTATGGGGAAAGTACACAATAAAGTGGAACATTTATATCCTGATGATACTGTTAATAAGTATGAGATGTGGCATAGAACAGGCAATTTAATTGGGGAGGCACAACTTAAACCTGAACTTTATGGGGTGATGGATGAAGTTAAAACCATATCCCATGATGATAAAAGAACTTGTGGTTGCCCAGAAAATTTATATCATAGTGTTTTATTACCAAATGGAGATGTAACTTTATGTTGTATGGATTATAGTTTATCAGAAATACTAGGTAACTTATATACCCAAGAATATGATGATATTATGCCAAAGAAAAATACAACATATGATATATGTTCTAGATGTGAGAATGGGGTTATACCTATAAACTAAAATAATAATAAAATGGATAAATTTAAAGAAGATTTTTTGGAAAAAGTTAAAAGTGATAAATTAGATGAAATTATGGGGGTTTTGAATAGAGCTCAATTATTTGGTCTTACCACAGAAGTAGTCTATACTGCATTAAAAGAAATGGGAGATAATCCTAAATTTTCCCCCCTTCTTTGTTTACAAATTGCTGCCGAAGATTGGGATATTTAATATTTTTTTAGTATATTTATAATATGACCGCTAGTACTTATATTAGCTGCTCTTTTGGACGAGGGTTCGATACCCTCCACCTCCACTAAAAGATTTACACAATATGGGGGTGACTGGATTTGACAGGGAGATAAGGATATAAGGAAGGTCACGATTAACTGGCGAAACAGTTGAAATGGCGATGGCTGCTTAGGCACCCTGACCCAACGGCTCATCAGGGCAAGCTACGTGCAGTCGTCAAAGCCCGGTGGTGGAGGATCCTTTAGGGGACAATTTGGGTTACTTGTGACAATTTATTATATTTATAACATATGGTAAATTTAAACCACATATTCAATTTGTTTGGACCAAAAGATAATTTAGATGGATCAGATTGGGATGATACCACTTTAATTGATTTTAAAAATACCCCTGTTTATTGGGTTGGAATGTATAAAAAATTGATTTTAAATCATGTGCATTTCAATACAAAAATAATGAAATTCTTTCGTAAAACCAATAAGGAATTAGATATTAATGATGTAAACGAAGCTGGTGAGTATGTTACCTATAATAAAGCATGGTCCTATATAAAAAAGATAGACATTTCTAACCCAGAACATCTAAAGGGAATAGATACTTATGCGGATGAATATTTAGAGAATTCTTTATCATCCGGTATTAATTTTTTTATAGAAACAGAACAATATGAAAGATGTGCCCACATCCAAAAAATTCTAGATTATCTTTCAGAATAGCTTGGCTCCCCAAATAATTTTATATATCTTTAGGTATAAATTAATATAAAGGTATTAAGGTATTAAAGTATATTAGAGAATATAGAATATTAGAGATAGAGATATTAGATATAATATGAATAAAGGATTATCCAAATTAAATTAAAATTATGAGAAATAAAGAAACATGCGTTAGATTACTTGAAAGAATGGAAGGAAAATTGCAAACCCTACTTTTTATATTAAGTAGACCTAATGCTAACAGTAAAGAATTTACAGATATTATTAATGATTCGAAAGATATAATAGAAGACTTAAAAAGATATATTGATCGTGAACAAGAAACAATGTAATACTAAATAAAAGTTATGAGTTTATCAGCAAAACAAATCCAGTCAAATTGGGAAATATTTCTTGATAATATTGAGGTTCACATTACAGGAGATAGAAAGAAAAAATTATTAAATTTTTATACCAAACACCAAGACCGCCTCATATTAATGCCCGCGGCTCACAAGAAAGAGTACCATAATGCATTTCCCGGGGGGTATATTGACCATGTTAATAGAGTAGTTCGTTGTGCTCTTAAACAATATGAATTATGGAAAGAAGAAGGAGCAGATATAACTACCTTCACAATAGAAGAACTTGTATTCTCAGCAATCAATCATGATTTGGGTAAAATGGGAAGTGAAGAACAAGAATCCTATATACCCCAAACTGATAATTGGAGGAGAGAGAAATTAGGTGAAGATTATATGTTTAATAATAAAGTTCCATTTGCATCTGTTCCAGACAGAACTCTATTTTTACTTCAATCTAATAATATTAAATACAATTTTAATGAAATGGTAGCTATACAAATACATGATGGTTTGTATGATACCGCTAATGACAAATATTTAAAAGGATGGATGCCAGAACAAAAACCAAGAACTGCTTTACCTTTTATATTACACCAAGCAGATATGGTGGCAGCAAGAATTGAATTTGAAAGAGAATGGTTACCTAAATTTAAAGAAGGTAATGTTAAACCAAAAGATAATTTTAAACTTAAATCCAACAAAACAACAAAATCCAAAGCACTTGGTAAAATATCAAGCCCAGGATTAAAAAATATGTTAGATAATTTATAATATGGAAACAATATTAATATCAATCTTATCCGCATTAGTGATAGTATTAGGTTTTGCTGTCGTAAATTTAATGCAAAAAAACGAAAAACAAGAAGATATATTAGTAGAATATATGATATATCTTGACAAAATTTCTAAAGCAATAGAAATATCAGATGTAAAATTAAAAAAATTAGATTCACAAGGTAGATTTGAAAGTGATGATGAAATAGGTTTTTTCTTTAAAACAGTTATGACTATACAAGAGTTATTAAACTCATTTAAAATTAAAGAAATATAACCTATGACAAATGGATAATATAATAAGGGCGGCTAAAAGAAAACGACAAAAGAGGAATTATTTTACCCAAGATACAGAAGATGCTATTGTTAAATATAATAATAGTGATGATACAAAATTTAGAAGTTTAATATATCAAAAAGATATACATTATTCTTTTTACAAACTTACCGAAAACATAATTCATACCTTTAAGTTTTATTATACAGATGGTATTGAAAATTTAGAAGATTTACAACATGAAATTATGGTATTTCTTTTGGATAAAATTCACCTTTTTGATCCCGGTAAGGGAGCTAAAGCTTATTCATATTTTGGAACTATTGTAAAAAGATGGTTAATAGTTTATAACCAAAAAAATTATAAAAAAAGAATTAAATCTGTTGATATAAGTGATATATCAAAACATCAAAATCTAGATATTGGAGATAATACTTTTTTTATATTAAATGAGAAATTAGAACAATCTTCCCAAAAATTTGTGGAATCGGATGAACATTTTGGTGATGAATTACATTTTCAAGGATATAAAGAAAAAGATAGATTATCTGTTTTTATTGATTTATATGTAAAATATATGACAGATAACATTTATAATTTTTTCCCAAAAGAATATGATGCTCAAATAGCTGATTGCATTTTAGAATTATTTAGAAAAAGGGATGCGATAGATGTATTTAATAAAAAAGCACTTTATATTTACATAAGGGAAATGATTGATGTAAAAACTCCTAAAATAACAAAAATAGCAAACAAATTGCATAAAGTATTCAAGGAAAAATACTCAGTTTATTACGAAAGAGGATATTTTCCCTCTTAAAAGTTCAAATTTTCAATATTTATAACCAAAACTATGGGACAACTAGATTCAATAATATTTGGGGATAAAAAGTTCTCAGATATTCTTCATGAGATATACGAAAATCAAACCAAGAAAAAACAACAAATTGCCGCTTTAATAAGTGAATTAAAACCCCTAATTCAAGAAATTGGAGATGCTACTCTAATAGTACCTTTAATAAAAGAATACTTAGAAATTAGTGTAAAAAATGATGAACAATTAATTAAAATGGCTACTATTATACAACGAGCTGTTCAAAATATAAATGATGATGGGGAATTTGGTATAACTGAAGAAGAAAAAACAGAATTATTAGCAGAAATAGATAAGTTAGAAAGAGTATCAAAAGAAAATAAAAATAATGGCTAGAATTCCTAC